AAATTCATCTACATTGTTACGATGTTTATTTGCATTTACTATTAAATCTTGTCTATCTCCTACATATTGAGTTGCTGTAACAACAGAACCACCATTAAATTCATAATATTTAGTTCCTAATCCACTTTTAAAACTTAGCATATTTAAAGCAAACTGTATACCTTCTTTATCTTCTTCAACTCTTAATTCAGGATTATATTCAGTAATAGCTGGGTTATCTTTTAAATTTGTCATTTCATCTCCATATGTTTTCCATTGTTGTCTTGTAATATCATCTGGATATAGCTCAACTTGTTCTTCTATTAGATTTCCTTTTTCATCTTTTCTTTGTATAGTTTCAGTATTTACTATTTTTTTATTATAAAATACTTTTTTTCCACCTAAATAGAAATCCATAACAAAGTTATTATATGTAATATCACAAGTCTTTAATTGGTCTATTGCTGTTCCATATATGCTAAATCCTAAACCATTTACATTATTGTAACTTGTATCTAGTGGATTTGCTATTGCTGGTTTTAATATACTAAATGATGGTATATTAGATTTTATTGTATATTCTTTTGCTATATTTTCTTTTTGTATTTCTTCTCCTTCTTCATTTAAATAGGTATTAGAAATCACATATACTTCTTGTTTGCTTTCTTCTTCATATATCAATTTATGTATTTCAATATAGTATTCTTTTTTATCATTAATAGTATTTTCACTTGCTATTGCTATATCTATAATTTCTCCATGTTCTACTCTTAAAGGAATTATTTGACTAGCTCCTACATAAATAATATCTAATTTTGTTCTGTTATCTATTGTTAAATTTCCTTGTTTATCAACTTTAGCATGTTTTACTCTTATAATTGCTCCAGCTGTTCCTGTTGCCATTGCTTTTTCAATTGCTGTTGGTAAATCCTTATATACTTTTAATACTTTTAATTGTTTAGCTAAATATTCATTATTAGCCTTAGTCTGTTTTTCTGTTTCTGCTTCTGTTGTTATTTCATCTCTTTCAGTAAATAAGATACTTGACCAATCTTCTGCAACTCTTTTAGCCATTCCTAAAGTGTAAAGTTTTCTTTCTTTTCCTGTTTGGTCATGATATTTATGAAAATCTACTTTGTCTTTCCACCAACTTTCCCATAATTCTATCCAATTATAATAATCTGTTGATACTGTATCATATCCCTTTTTTCTTAAATATTCTAAAACTACTTTATTCATTTTATGCTACCTTTCCTAAATAATAAGATATTTGTTCAAACCAAAATTCAAATGAATAGTTAAAACTATCTAAACTATCAATGTCAGATGTTTCTCCATCATCTATCCATCTGTCATCTTTTGCTTTTTCATCATATAAGGCTGTTTGAAGTGCTTCTATTAATGTATTACATTGTTTTTCTATAAAACTTAAACATTCTAAATTTAACAACCTATTCCATAATTCAATTCTGTTTTTAATTTCTATTTTTAGACTGTCTTGTACTTTTATGCTTAATCCATTTGCCTGTAATTCTCCTTGTAAAGAATTATTAAGTACTTGTTCTGCACTATCAGCAAAAATAAAAGACACAGTTCCGTATTTATCCTGTATCTCTTTTATAAAATTTATTATCCATCTAAATACTTGTTTTGTATTTGTTCCAGTTGCTTTCATTGTATCTGATTTTAAAACTTGTACTTTAGTAAAATTTCTACTTATCTTTGTTGCTGTAATACTATGTTTTGATTTATTTCCTCCCCAGTCTATTCCTATACTTATTATCGAATTTAATTGAACTTCTTTTGTAGTAAATCTAGTATAATCATTTGCTATCTGTTGGAATATTAAGCCTTCTGCATTACACCACTGTCCTAATATGTATCTATTGTAGTATACTGTTCCTTCATATTCTTTGCATAATTCTTCAATATATTTTTGTGGTAAAAACGGGTTATCAAATAAAGTATAATGTTGTAAATATAAATCAATATCACTTTCTAAAAATTTTTTTATAAAATGTGTTCTACTCTGTGGATTTCCACTTGCATCACAACAACTATATTCGAAACTGAGTCTTGATTTCAATAACTCAAATACTTCTTCATTTATATCTACAATTTCATCTATATAAAGATACTTAATTCTAGCACCTCTATATTTCCTAACCATTCCTACATTATCAGCACCAATGCAATAAACCTTTTCTCCAAACATTGTTGATATATTGTTACTTCCTATATCTGTTACTAAATTACTTCCCCATATTTCTTGAAGTGGTTCTATTATGTTTCTTTGTATAGTTCCTTTAGATACTCCAACTATAAAAATAAGACCAGATTTACCTAGTCTTTCTATTATTCTATTTGGTATTAAATATTGAGTATCTATATATGTTTTACCACATTGTGTAGCACCTATTTTTATGTTCCATCTATGATTAGCATTTCTTATATATTCTGCTTGTTTGTGGCTTAATTCAATTTTCTTTGTCATTATTAGCCACCTCTTTTATTTTAATTAATATATCTTTTGCATTATTTAAATCTGTTTTATTATCTGCTTGTTTATCTTCTAATATATCATTCAAATCTTTTAAGGCTGATGTTAATTGTTTTAATCCTTTTCTATCAATTAATCCAATTTGTTTTTTTCCATATTCATCAATATATAAGTTTGTTTCTTTATTTGCTTTTATTATATTAAGGGCTAAATCATTTGCTATTGATTTTATATCTACTATTTGTTGTGCTTCTTTCTCGCTTTCTTTTTCAATAATTTTTTCTACAGTTTTGTTACTCTTTTCTTCCTGTTTTGTTACTCTTTTTTCTGTCCAACCTTTTGTCTTGTCTCTTGCATTTCCATTGTATTTTATTCCTTTATTATCTAAGAACTCTTTTACTGATTTATAATCACTTAATATATATTCTTTTTCTAACTGCTTCCAATCATATTTTGCCATACCTCCACCTACTTACTTTTTGATGTAACTTCTTTTCCTTCTTCTACAAATCCCTTATCTCTTAATTCATTATATCTCTTGTCTTCTGCTTTAAATTTCTTGCCTACTGTATACTTTTTTAGATTATTTTCTTTGTCATTAAAATCTTTTATAACTTTTCCTTCTAGCATAATTTTCATCCTCCTATAGATTTATCATCTGCATATAATAATGTTTTTTATTTTTCTGTATATCTTTCTACTACTTCATTTATAAAATCATTACTACTTGCTACTATTTCGCATATGTCCTCACAGTTAAATTCTTTTTCCTCTTGATTATGTCCATATTCATATAGCCATACATGACTTAATTCATGTTTTAATGTCTTTATTATATTAGCTTGATTTTCTAATAATAGAATTTCTTGTGTTTTATATATTGTTAATCCTAAAGTTCCATCACTTTTCATTTCGTTATTCATCGTTGCTTCATTTACTGTTTTTATTTCCCACTCTGTGTTATTTATTTTAAATTTCATATTTACCTCTTCCTCATATATTTATGTAAATAAATGCTTACATATTTTATTACTTTTACACTTTTCGACAAATTCCTCATTTTATCTATGTTATATTATTCTCCTCGCCTTTTTGAAAGGAGGATGTTGAAATGGATAAAATTGGTACTGTTACTGTATCTGTTTTTAAATCTAATGATAAACTTTCTACTTCATTTAAAGTTGAAATAGATAATGAAAATGTTGAACAGATTTCTTATATCGTTGAAGATGCTTTGAAATCTTATTAAGGCTAACTTTTGTTAGTCTTTTTTTATCTTCTCTTTCATATACTGTACACCTTGTATATATTGTTTCTCCATTTTGAAATACTCTTATTTCACATTCAAATTTGTTTTTGTTTTTACAGTTCTTGCAATGTTCTTGTATGTATTTTTGTATTCTTTCTTGACTATTCATTTTAACACCTTCTTTTTATCTTTTTCGACATATTCTGACATTATTTTTATTGTTGATTTGCTATAATTTTTTTGAGCCTGAACACCACAGAAAGGTGGTGATATTATGTCTAAAGAAGAAATAGCTTTACAACTTACTTTAAAATCAATTGAATATATGGATTCACGTCCATCTAGTACTTCTATAGAAGAAAACAATTCTAATTTTTCAAAGCAAGTATGTGATTTTTATAACTACTTATATAAAAATTTAGATAATACAATTATTGTGTAAATTACATATAGCATCAGATATTTTACATATACTATTTACATTACATACTATTTGTTCAGGCTCATTCCTAAATATTTCTTCTTTAATTATTTTCTTTTCTAAATTATCATTCAATCTATTCAATCTTTTCATTTCATCTAATAAATAATCTTGTATATTCATTCTATTCTTCTCCTTTGCTTCATTTCTTATAAACACTACAAATAGCAAAATTATAAAATATTGCAATCTAGAATAAATCGGCTTATACTTCATAACATTAAGTTATTACTTTTGCCAATCTGCATTTTATGTTTTGCTATTTGTACTATCTATAAAATTAAATTTAGAACTCACTAGGAAAGTTCTTAAACTTATATAAATAAAACTTTTAGGAGTGTTTATATTATCAGTTACTTAGTATACTAGTAATATCATAATAAAAGAGCCTATCTTTTGATAAGCTCTTACATTTTTTTACATATTTTTTATTTTTAATTGCATATTCTTTCAACTCATAGTATAATAAGCTTGTTCATCTTCATTGCCTCCAAATTTCATAAGAAAGGAGGAAAGTCAATGCAAAATATCATTAAACTTGTTGTATTAATCATAATTGCCTGCATCTTAAAGATGTTTGATTAATACATATTCTTGTATTGGCACCCTGTAGAAATACAGGGTCGCTTTTACTTTTAATAAAAAAACTAGAGAATTGCCTTTCTCTAGTTTTTATTCATCTTAATATCATTAAACTTATTAAGTTAAACAGATTAGAAACAAAGTATACGCATTTAATAGGACAAGCAGTAGTACTTTTTCTCTCTTAACCTGTGTTAATATTATACTAGAGTTTTTATTGTTTGTAAACACTTTTTGTGTAATTTATTGTACATTTTATGTATTTTATACACTTTTGTTGCATTTACAACTGAAATTTTTATATTATATGTTCTAACTATTACAATTATACCATTTTTATGTTAATTTTGCAAATTTAAGAGCTGACTATATCAGCTCTTTTGGGATTGTCTAAATTAAAGTTTATTTTTTGTCGCTCGGTCTAATGAGATATTTCTATCTGCGACTTTTTATAATTTTTCTATTATAATTATAGCACCTTCAAAACCAAATTACATCCAAATTTTATCACAATTTTATCACAATTTTATCACAATTTTTATATACCTGTATTTAATATATCTAACATGCTTTTTATTGCTGTATCTCTTATATTCAATAATTGGTTTATAGATTTTGGTTTTTGATATTCTATAAAATATTGATTTGATACATAATCCCATTTTGACTTTTCTAAATAATACGATACTATTATAAATTTTTGTTCCCTTGTTAATTGATTTAATAAGTTTTTTACTCTAACTATTTTTTTATCAAGTCTTTTTTCTTCTGCTTCACATTCTATAATTTTTGATTCTAAATACTCTCTATCTTTTTTGTTTATATGTCTTTGTTCTTTTTTATAGTTCATTGCTGTACTTGATACTTTGTCAGATATTTTATTTGTATTACTATGTATGTTGTCGTATCCTTGTCCTGCTAATTGCATATTTTCTATGACTTCTTTGTCTGTATCTTCATATACTGTCCCAGCATAATATAATTCTTCTTGATATTCTTCTTTTTTTAATTTTATCTCTGTTAATTTTGCCTCATTCTTTAAATGTCCTCTTAACATATTTTCAATATCTTCTTTTATGTATTTCATTTCTTTTGTGTCCTCCTTTGTTTTATATTCTCCCTTATCAACTCATCTCTGAAATTGTCCAATATGTCATATGCTTTATTTACTTGCTCTTGATTATATTTTCTTTTTTCTAAGTTTATAAAGTCTATATTTTCTATTAATTTCATTGTTTTATTTATTATGTTGTATATATGTTTTATTGTCATTTGTATCAGCTCCTAATCTAAACTATTTGCTTTTCTGCTACTTTTATATTCCAATTTCCAACACTTCCTTTAAATACTAAACTTCCTATCCTAAAATCTTCTGCTATTTTGTCTCCAACATTATATTTGTTATAAAAATCTTCTGACACCTCTACATATATATCTATATCATTCATGCTATCTTTTAAATGTTCTCTTATACTTAATGTAAAATGTGTCTGCGATATATTTATTTTCATTATGTATTTTTCAGTATTATCTTTTATTTTATTTTGTTCTTGTATCTGTTTCTTTATATTCTTTAAATCATTATTTTTACTTGCTATTTGCTTTTCTATTTCTTTTTGCTCATTTTTTAAATTTTTAATTTGCTCTATGTATTGTTTAACATCTTCTGATAAAATTTTATATTTACTATTTTTAATTACAAATT